CACGAAGTAAAAATGAAAATCCACGACAAGTTTGTTGAGGGTTGTGTTGAAAAGGGCATTCGTAGGCACGAAGCAGAAAGTATGTGGGAGCGATTTGAGTATTTCTCCGGATACGGCTTCAACAAGTCTCACGCTATTTCTTATTCCGCGATCTCTTTCCAATGCGCTTGGCTTTGGAACTATTACCCGATTGAGTGGATGGCTTCTTTCTTGGACAAGGAGCCCGAGAAGCGAAAGGAAAAGGCAATCAATATTGCAAAGGCAAATGGCCTCTTTATTGAGAAGGCAGACGTAAATCGCTCTTCGTTTGAATGGGAGATTGATCCAAACGATGATCGCAAGCTTATTCAGCCTCTTGCGGGTCTAAAAGGACTTGGTGACGCAGCAATCCAGCAGATTGTTGATAACCGTCCGTTTGCGAATATTGAAGAGTTTCTATTCCACGATAATATTGTTTATAGCAAGCTAAACAAGAAAGCTCTTGATGTTTTGGTTCGGTCGGGAGCGATGAATAGTTTAATGGATGATCGCTTTACAGGTCGCAAGCATTTCTGGACTGCTGTCGCAGTAGATAGAGTTTACAATCGCAAGAAGCTCAATGAGAACATTGAAAAGTATAAGAACGAAGGCGACTTCACTCCAGAGGAAGAAATCGAGAACCTAACAACAATCACAGGTATTTTCCCTATGTCTCTAGTCGTAACGCCAGAGGTTCGGCAAAAGTTGGATGAATATTACATTCCAGCGATCTCAGATTACGATCCAGAGTTGGGTCTTGTGTGGTTTATTCCACGCGAGATTATTCGCAAGAAAACAAAGAAAGGAAAGCCTTATTGGATTGTGGAAGTTATTGATTCGAATTCTGTCTTGACACGCTTCCGTTGTTGGGGTATAGTTGAAGGCAAGGATAGGATTCATCTGAACCGTCCTTACATGGGCAAGCTGGATTATGATCCCGCATGGGGCTTTTCGACTCGCTCAATTAAAAAGCAGCTGCGCCTTTTGGGATGAAATAAAGTCTATTTTAGCCAAACCGCGCTCACAATTGAGAAAAAATATCGTGCTGAAACACCAGATAATAAGGCTATAATGGTTGACAATCTAAGGCAATTTATGATAAAGTATGAGATATCTCCGTCACTCAAGAATGTTATAGATACAAACAAGAGATTTCGCGGATACAAAATAAGTAGAGTTTAAACAGGAGTTAATAATGGCAAAGAAGGCAACAGACAAGAATTGGAAATCAGTCAAAAAGAAGACAAGAATTGGAAAGAGTGTGCGTACCAAATATGGGCGCCCCGGACCAAATGGTGGAAACAAACGTTACCGAAAGCCATATAAAGGACAAGGAAAGTGATCGCTGATATCGTAGTGGGATTGTCTTTTGGTGATGAAGGCAAAGGAAAAGTAACACATCACCTTTTAAAGAATGGAGACTACACTCACTGTATTCGCTTTAACGGCGGCTGCAACGCAGGTCACACCATTTACCACGAAGGGGTAAAGTTTATAACACACCACATTCCTGCTGGAGTATTCTTTGGTGTGCGATCCATTATTGGTAATGGATGCGTTGTAAATATAGATCAGTTCAATCGAGAGATTCAAATGCTCCATGAGGGTGGAATCAATACAGATGGGCTAATTTTTATCGCAAGCAATGCTCATATCATCACCGATGCCCATCTAGAAGAGGATAGCAAGGACACAACCATTGGAACCACGAAGCGAGGTAATGGTCCTGCTTATCGCGACAAGTATGATCGTCAAGGAACCTTGGCCTCAGAGGCTCTTGTCGGAACTCCTTATCTTATTGATATGTATCGGGAACTTCACGAGACAAACGAAGACGTTGTGATCCTCTGTGAGGGCGCACAAGGCTTTGGATTGGATATTGACTGGGGAGACTACCCTTACGTTACTTCAAGCCACTGTACGACCGCTGGGGCGCTTCTAACCGGCATCCCGCCACAGGCTGTCCGAAGAGTGTATGGTATCACCAAGGCTTACGACACTTATGTGGGAGCAAAGAACTTTCACGGTGAAGGAAGAGTATTTGATTTGCTACAAAGCCTAGGAAAAGAGTTTGGTGCGACCACTGGTCGTCCTCGTCAGTGTAACTGGCTTAATGTTCGGGACCTAAAGAAAGCAGTAGATATCAATGGCGTTACAGATGTGATTATCAACAAGGTAGATATTCTTCGAGAAGTTGGAGAGTGGAACTTGCGTTCTTCTGACAACAATGCTATCATGCTCAAGTTGGGTTCAGAGGTAGCTTGGAAGCAATACATCAGACGATTACTCAGTGACAACAAAAATATTAATGTTGTCTTTTCAGAATCACCAGAAAGGATTTAAAATGATTTTACAGTACCACATGATTCACGATAATGTTCACCCTCCGACGCGATCTAATCCGTCAGATGCAGGTTTAGATTTGCGTTGGTCACCAGCAGATTCTTCTGTTACTGCCCTACGCATTGAGCCGGGAGAGAGTAAGCTTGTTCCGACTGGTTTGCGGTTTGCTATTCCGCACGGTTATATGCTGGAGATTAAGAATCGATCTAGTATGGCTGCAAAGCGTCAGCTTCTGGTTGGTGCTTGTGTTGTGGACTCTGGCTATGATGGTGAGGTTTTTGTTAATCTTCACAACATTGGTCAGCACTGGCAGGTTATTGAGCCCGGAGATAAGGTGGCGCAGGCTGTTGTTATTCCTGTTGTTCATGCTCGCTTTGTGGCGTCCGAGGATCCCAACATTTACGATTGGCATCCGATTACCATTTCTAACCGGGGTGATGGTGCCCTAGGAAGCACAGGTCAGTAATGTCGTCATCACTACCACTACCAAAGGATCGTTCTCTATACCTGCCTGATCAGGTTACACAGGAGTCAATGAATAAGCTAACAAAGAGCATTGTTGATATCAATGCCGATGATGTACTACTAAAGAAGTTGTATGCTGTCCACGGATTAGAGTACACTCCGAAGCCTATTCAGATTTACATTGACTCTTACGGCGGCGCAGTATATCAGTGCTTTGGTTTGCTTGGAGTTATGGAGAAGTCTGAAACTCCAATCCATACGATTGTAACTGGTGCTGCTATGTCTTGTGGCTTTATGATTTTGATTTCAGGGCACGAACGGTTTGGTTACAGACTATCAACCCCGCTTTACCATCAGGTTTCCACTGGGTTCTATGGCAATGTTCAGGATATGGAAGAGAAGCTACAAGAGACAAAGCGTCTTCAAAAGTTGATTGAGGAGATTACTTTGGACAAAACCAACATCTCAAAGAAAAAGTTGGCCGATGTTCTCAAAAACAAGGTTGATTGGTATATGTCTGCCGAAGAAGCACTAGAGTTGGGCGTCATTGACGCGATCATATAAAGGAGTATAAATGAACCACGAAGACGAAAACAAAACGATTTATTTATATGGCGACGGTATTGGAAAGGTTCAACTTATTGAGAGTTATGGATCAGATAAATCCGTCGTGAATAGTGCCCGAGTGTCCTTCGGGGAGCATAAAGAAGAACTTGACGAACGAGATAAAAAGTTAATTAACTATCTTATCAAACATCGCCATACTTCAACTCTGGAACATTCCGGCGCTACATTTAAGTTTGTCGTCCCCTTGTTTGTGCGCAGTCAACATCATCGCCATCGCACTTGGTCTTATAACGAGATTTCAAGAAGGTACACAGATGTGAATATTCAGTTCTATGAGCCAAAGCTTTTCAGAACACAGCACAAGTCAAACCGACAAGCATCAAACGCCGACTCGATCGATCCAGTCTTATATCCAGATTTAAGCGATTCTGAGTTTGGTATTCCCGCCTCTGAAAGTGTGATAGCGCACCACGAGAAGAGTCTAGAGCTATATCACCAATTGATGGCAAGAGGTGTCTGTCGAGAGCAGGCTCGTGGAGTTCTACCACAGAACCTCTACACAGAATACTACGGCACCTGTTCGCTTTTGAATGCGTTAAAGTTTATTTCTTTAAGGTCTCACGAAGGGTCTCAATGGGAAATCAGAAAGGTCGCGGAGGCAATGTTGGAGATTTTGGAGGATCTTTATCCTGTAACAATGGCGGCGTATAAAGAGCATAACTGGTAGAACTTTATTTTATTTATACCGGGTATTAGGGAATATTCCATACTATTTAGTATATAAGGGAGTTTCCTAATGAGACAAATAAAATCTGGTATTTATTCTATAACTTGTAAAGTCAATAATAAAGTTTATATTGGTAGTAGCGTTAATATTGTTAAAAGATGGAGGGAGCATTTATCGTTACTACGAAGAGGTAAGCACCGAAATCAATACTTACAGTACACATTTACGAAATATGGTGAAGAAAGTTTTTCTTTCTCTATTGTTGTTGAGTGTGAGCCTGAAATGTTATTGATAGAGGAAGAAAAGCAAATAAAAATCTACAACTCTTTTAACGATGGACTTAACTTGGTAGAAACCCCAACAAATAATACACTGGGGTATAAACATACAGAAGAAAGTTTAAAGAAAATGTCTGATGCGAAAAAGGGTAAGAGATCCTCAACCGCAAATTTTGATGATAAAACAATAGAGGACATAAGAGATAAGTTTTTCAATGGGGAAAGAGTTTTGGCATTAGCGAAAGAATATGGAATAGTGCGGCAAACAATAAGAAAAATAGTTTATTTAAAAACTTATCAAGATGTTCCTGTATCAACAGAATATCGTGAGATGTTAAGCAACATAAAAGAAGCAAGAAAAAATGGTAAGCGCCCCCGCTCAAAAGGTTGGAACCACAGTGAAGAGTTTGTGGAAAGATTTAGAAAAGCAGTATCTAAACCTCGGGCAGCAGATAAAAGAGCCTTGACGCCGGAGCAAATCCGTGATATAAGATACAGAGCGCAGCAGGGTGAGACTTATAAAGTTTTGTCCGCTGATTTTGGAGTTAATCAAATGTCTATTAGTAAAATAGTTCGCAGATTAACTTACAAAGATGTAGTATAAGGAGAACGAAGAATGAAAATCAAAAATAGTGAATTAAGAAATATTATCAAAGAAGAATTAGACGCGATACTGCGCGACCGATTAGAAGTTAAAGTCAAAGATGGCGATTATAGAGTTGAGTTTCTCTTAAGCTTGGGCGGCGAAAGAATCGGTTATTTAAAAGCAGAAAAGCTCTACGACGACCGTGACCGTGAAGTGCCAGAAACCTACTATGTGGATAACGTCTATGTAGGAGAGAATCCCGAAAGCGCTTTCCGAAGAAAAGGGTATGGAACTCATCTTTACAAATATGCCATTAAATGGCTTTTTATTAACAAAGACTCTCGCCTCGTCCCAGGTGAGTATCTCGGTTCTCAAGTTCCAGGGTTTGATCCAAAGCCAGAAGAATATACTGGCACTTCGCCATCGGCACGAAAAGTATGGAAGCGGTTGAAAGATAGTGGCTTTATAGATGATGAGTTTTATTGGAGAACGAAGAATGAGTGCAGATATTGAAATTCTTGATGATGATAAGGGTCAATGGGTTAACCTAACGATAAGGGCGGGAGGCTGTATCGAGTTGGATATCTGTGTGCCCCAACGCTGGGGACCTACAAGGGAAGCTACGGTGAGATTTGATCTACATAAAAAAGATCATACGGAAGCAATAAAAAAATTAATCTCCCACCTTCAACACCAATTGGAGATCGCTACGGATCTATTCCCCGAAACAGTTGGGGCTTACAGAAGGATTAGGGGTGAAGAATGAAACAATGTCAGTTCATAAGAACCAACAACGAAGTAGGTTCTATTTTTGTTCCTATGCCTAACTCTTGGGAACGGCATCAGTGGCTCAAAGGTTATTTTGGAAAAGAGTGTTCTGTTGCTGGAAAAGAGTTGTGGAGCATTCTCACCAATAAATACGAAGTTATGGTTCTTACTGAAGAGAACGGAATATTTCGTGAGGAGAACGAAGAATGAAAGTCGGTGATCTGGTGTTATTGAAACCAAACATAAAATTTATGCCTGAGTATGCGAGAATAGCGAATAAAAAAATTCCTTGTTTGATTGTGAAAATTTATGGAAATGGGAGTAGATTTCCGCAACGCTTTCAGATAAAGTGCGGAGAATTATTGTTCTGGAAGCATAGAAATGATCTTATTCTACTATCGGAGGCATAATGAAAGTCGGTGATAAAGTTCGTCTTGCTCATTTCCACGGCTCTACCGGAGATCAAATCTTGGCTGAAAGTGGAGCCACAGGAGTAATCAAAAGCATTGAAGAAGAGCCTGAACCAAATGTTCTTACACGATGCGTAGAAGTTCAGTGGAACGACGGCATTAGTTGGCATTTCCGTCATAGTCTTATTTTGGAGAACGAAGAATGAGTGCGCTCAAAAAGATTGAGAACCTTTCCAAGTATGCTTGGGAACAGGTTGATAGAAATCCAGAAGAAGCAAAAGAACTATTCAAGATGATTTATGAGTTGGCGAAAGTAATCGTGGAGAACGAAGAATGAGCGAAAAAGTAAATCACCCCTCACACTATCAAAGTGGTGAGGTTGAAGAAGATGGAACATCAAAATACGAAGCAATAAAAGTTATTGAGGCTTGGGATCTTAATTTTCATCTTGGTAATGTTGTAAAATACATTTCAAGAGCCGGAAAGAAGTCTGAGAACAGTATTGAAGATCTAAAGAAAGCAGAGTGGTATTTGAGCCGGTATGTCCAGTTCATACAAAAAACAAATAACTGATTACATCAATAATGTTCTCAATCAAAAGAGATCAGAGTTCAGCGGTATGGCTGTGTGTCCTTTTGCTGCGCCAGAGTTGGCGAACAATAAGTTGATGATTGCTATGCTTGGAGAAGACGACAAGGGCATAAAAGATCTGTTGGAAGAGTTCGCTCAATCTGATTATGATAGTGCGATCATTGCTTTGCCGCATCAGTTAGGTCCCGAGGACACAAAACCTTTTCAGATCTTTATCAATAAGATTTTGAAGAGACTTGGTCTTGAAGATTACAAGAATATCTGTTTCAACCCCAATGATGAGGTGGATATAGATGGCTTCAATCCGAGAGCAAAAGCGCCTTACTTTTTGATAAATATTGCGCACAGAAAAGTCCTAAATGATGCGCACAAGTCCTTGCGCAAGACGAAATATTATGATAATCTAAATGAACAATACAGAGAGTTTTTGAGGATAAAGTAAAAGTTATTATCTTTTTATCCTTTTATCTTTTTATTTACTACTTATTATAGGAGGCAAGGTTATGAGCGAACTGAAAAACATAAAGATAGATAAAGAACTTCACCGCAAACTAAAAGTTCATTGTTCTTTGAACGATATAAAACTTGCTAAGTTTGTTGAAGAAGCAATCTTGTCCTCTCTGAATAAGGAGGCAAATAAAGATGACCGAAGAGACGAAAATCTGTAAAGATTGTGGGATAGAATATCCAAAGACAAGGGAGTTCTTTTATTACGCCGGATCCGATAAGAGATACTTACGCTCTTCTTGTAAAGGCTGTGCTAGTAAGAGAGCAATAAAGCGTTGGGAAGGAAACAAAGAGAAAGTCAGGGAACAGCAAGCAGAATACTATCAAAATAACAGGGAAAAACGCCTACAAAAGCAGAAAGAATACTATCAAAAGAATAAAGAACGGATTTTAGAATATCAAAAGCATTACAGTTCACCACCAGAAGTCAAAAAGATGATATGCGAACGAGTAAAGAAAAGAAGAAATGAAAACCCCTCTTATAAAATACAAACAAATGTTTCTCGCTTGGTTCGTATGTATCTTCACAAGAACGGTGGCGAAAAGAATGTAAGACTTTGGAATGTTTTACCTTACACCCCGAAAGAACTACGAGAACATTTAGAAAGTCAGTTTGAAGATTGGATGACTTGGGAGAACTATGGTAATGGTGAAGGCTTTTGGAACATAGATCATATCATCCCACAGTCAAAGTTACCGT